CTATCTTATATACGTCAAAGATACTTGAAGAACTTTGGCCGTATGGCTATAGTTCTATTGGTGATGTCAATTTTGAATCTGCTGCTTATGTTGCTAGATATATTATGAAGAAAGTTAACGGGAAGCCCCGTTTAACTGAAGATGGCAAGTGGGTTGATCCAGAGCAGCATTATGAATATTGTGATTTGTCTACTGGTGAGCTTATTAAGCGTGAACCAGAATTTAATAAGATGAGTTTAAGACCTGGTATTGGCCAGGCTTGGTTTGATAAGTACATGTCCGATGTTTATACTTCGGACTCTGTTGTGGTGCGTGGCAAGAAGTGCCGACCACCACGTTTTTATGATAATAAGTTTAAAGAGTTGTTTCCAGAAGAGTTTGATGGTATACAATATAAAAGAGAACTTGATGGTCGTTCTCGCTCGGAAGATAACACTTTAGAGCGTTTGGCTGTAAAGGAAAAGGTCGCTTTGGCTAAGTTATCTTTATTAAAACGTAAGTTATAGGAGTTTTTATGAAAATGGTTATTGTTTCTATTTTAGATACTGCAGCTGGTGCTTATGGTCGTCCAGCTTTTGTTGCATCTGAGGGTGTTGCTGTTCGTCAGTTTCAGGACGAAGTTAATCGTGCATCTGATGACAATCAGTTATATAAACACCCTGATGATTTTAATTTGTATTATTTAGGTACTTTTGATGATAATACTGGTGGTATGGATCTTTTAGCACAACCTAAGCTTATTGCTCGTGCAAAAGATATTATGATTAGAGATGGTGAGTAAGTTTTTTTAAAACCGTATCACTCGTAAGAGTGGTACGGAATATTTCGGGAGATGATTATGCATCGTAATAAGTCAGTAAGTTCGCATCAGTTTGCTATGATTCCTAAAGCTGAGATTCCACGCTCAAGCTTTGATACACAATATGCACACAAAACCACATTTGATGGTGGTTATTTGGTGCCGATTTATTGTGATGAGGTGCTACCAGGCGATATGCACAACGTTAAAGCTACGTTGTTTGCTCGTTTAGCTACGCCGTTGTTTCCTGTCATGGATAATTTGCACCTTGATACTTTTTTCTTTTTCGTACCTAACAGACTTGTTTGGACGAATTGGGTTAAGTTTATGGGTGAACAACAGAATCCAGGTGATTCTATTTCTTATGTTGTTCCAACTATTACTTCTACTGCTGGTGGTTATGCAGTAGGTTCTATTTTTGACCATTTTGGATTGCCAACTGCTGGACAAATTACTGGGTCAAATACGGTTACGCATAATGCGTTACCTTTACGAGCTTATAATTTAATTTATAACGAGTGGTTTAGAGACGAGAATTTACAGAATTCCGTTGTTGTTAATGTCGGTGATACTGGTGATGATGTATCTGATTATGCTATGTTACGTCGTGGTAAGCGTAAAGATTATTTTACTGGTGCTTTGCCTTGGCCTCAGAAGGGTAGTGCAGTAACAGTACCTGTAGGTACGACTGCACAGATTTATTCTAATGACACACCCGTGGACTGGAAGCTTGACGGTACTAACCGCAACGCTATTACACGTGGTGATTATATTTCTTTCGACGGTAGCGGATTAGCTACTGGTAGTGATGTACGTTTTGGTACTAATACTGGTTTGTATGCTGATTTGAGTGCTGCAACTGGTGCTACGATTAACCAGTTACGTCAGTCATTCCAAATTCAGCGTTTGTTAGAGCGTGACGCTCGTGGTGGTACACGTTATACAGAATTGTTGCGTGCGCATTTTGGTGTTACTCCACAAGATTATCGTTTACAACGTCCAGAGTATATTGGTGGAGGTTCAACATATGTTAACGTTAACCCTATTGCCCAGACGTCTGCTACTTCTATTTCTGGTGGTGCTACTCCGCTTGGTAACTTGGCTGCAATGGGTACTGCGTTGGCTAGTGGACACGGTTTTACGTATCATGCTCAAGAACATGGATATATCATAGGTCTTGTGTCTGTACGTGCTGATTTAACTTATCAGCAAGGTTTACCTAAGATGTGGAGTAGATCTACTCGTTATGATTTTTATTTCCCTGTATTTGCTCATTTGGGTGAGCAAGCTGTTCTTAACAAGGAAATTTATGTTACTGGTACTTCAACTGATAATGATGTATTTGGATATCAAGAACGTTGGGCTGAATACCGTTACAAACCTTCGCAGATTACAGGTTTGTTTAAGTCAACCAGTTCTGGCACTATTGATGCATGGCATTATGCTCAGAAGTTTACTTCGTTACCTACGTTAAATGCTACATTTATTCAAGAAACGCCACCTATTGAGCGTACTACTGCAGTTGGTGCAAGCGCTAATGGCCAGCAATTTTTGATGGATGCGTTTTTTGATTGTAAGATGGCTAGACCTATGCCGATGTATAGTGTTCCTGGTTTAATTGATCACTTTTAATTAATAACCTCGACTACCCCGAAAGGGGTAGTGAGGAGACAACTGAAAGGCGTCAGTATGGGTTTATTTGATAGTTTTGCTGGTAGCGCTTTGGGCGCTATTAGTGGTTATTTAGGTGGTGAATCTGCCAATAAGGCCTCACAAGAATCCACTCGTGAGCAAATCGACTTTCAAGAAAGAATGTCCAATACTTCTTATCAAAGAGCAGTTGCTGATTTAAATGCTGCTGGTCTTAGTCCTATGTTAGCTTATAGTAAGGGTGGTGCTACCACCCCTACTGGTTCATCTTATAAGGCTGAGAACGTTGGCTCTGCTGCTGTTGAAGGTGCTGCTAAAGGCAGTCAACCTTCTTTAACAGCTGCTCAAGTTGATGTTGCTAAATCTCAAGAGCAGTTGAATATTCAATCTGCTAAACAAGTGGCTGAACAAGCTAAGAAAACTGCGTTGGAAGTTGAACAAATGCCAACTCAGTTGTTGTATGATTTGGCTGTTAAGGGTTCTCAAATTAATTCTAATACCGCCCAGGCTGCTCAGACTACGGCGTTAGAGAAGTTGACTAGTAAGGGCAAAGCGCCCCAAACTGATACACCTATTGTTAGGAATATTGATGAGGTGTTATCACGTGGTGGCAATGCTTTGGGTTCTGCTAAGTCAGCTATTGATAGTGTTATTACTAACGTTTATAAACGTATGAGAGGTATTAAATGAGTAAAGATAAATTACCGTTTGTACGTAATCCGTACAATTACGATATGGCTCTTGCATCGCAAGAGACTGGTCTTGAATGCAAAGACCCGAGTTTAGCTCAACAACATATGAAAGATGAATGTGATATTAATCTTATAGTTGAGCGTTTTGGCGTAACAGGTCAATTGCCTGTTAGAGCCATAGAGCCGTCATACGGCGATTTTTCAGGTGTGACTGACTATCACACCGCATTAAATAAAATTAAGGCCGCTGAAGCGGAATTTATGGCGTTACCCGCCAAACTTAGAGCTAAGTTTGACCATGATCCTAACGCTTTGCTTAATTTTTTAGAGAATGAGGCGAATAGAGATGAGGCGATTGAATTAGGTCTTATTGATGGCGAACCAGTGGTTCGTCCTATCGTTTCTGATGTAGAAACACCTAAGGATTCAGTGTAAACTGAATCCAGCACAGTTACTTTACTTGATGTAACTGTGCTAGGTGACACCAAAACCACATTTTTAACTACGGAGTGCAATGTTATGAGCCTATATCGTAAACCAATGAGCAAGCATGGCGCAGCGAAGAAATTTCGTCGTGGCGTAAGCAAGACAAAAGCAATTAATATGCGTACTTCACCACAACGTGGTGGTTTTAGACTTTAATTAGTATGGCGTGTTATAAGCCCTTAACGGCTTATCAATGCGCTGACAAGTCTATTATTTGGCGGGAAATACCTGGTTACAACGTAATCAGGACTTTATCATTGCCTTGTGGTCAGTGTGTTGGTTGTCGCCTTGAACGGTCACGTCAGTGGGCCGTTCGTTGTATGCATGAGGCACAAATGCATACGAGTAATTGTTTTATTACTCTTACTTATGCTCCCGAGTATATTCGGGAAGCTAAGGATTTGTCGTTGAACTACGACCATTTTCAATTATTTATGAAAAGATTACGTAGACATTACGATTATCGTAATGAATACGGTTTTGATGATAAGGGTAAGCGTATACTGCTTAACCCTATTAGATTTTATATGGCAGGAGAATATGGTGAATTACGTGATCGTCCTCATTTCCATGCTTGTATCTTTGGGCTTGATTTTGAAGATAAGAAGTTTTTCCAAAGAACGCAGACTGGGTCTATCTTATATACGTCAAAGATAC